TTCTTTTTTTAATGATACGGCGACCACCGAGATCTACACTAGATCGCTCTTCGGCAGCGTCTGTTGTGTATAAGTGACAGGTAAGAGGGGAGGGGGTAGAACACCCCGACAGAGCTAACGCTCTGTCTGACCCCTCGAAGGGGTCGACACACTTGAAGCCAGAACGGGTGGTGGTGGTCGACGTTCGGAAGCTGGCACGCTTCGCTGAAGCCTACATGGCTCCGGAGCGGGAGGGGGTGCTCCGGCTGTCGGGGAAGGAGAAGACCGCTCTGCGGCACCTGTGCTCCGAGGTCTTGGCCGACCTGGGCAACGAGGACGAGGTGCGGGACTTCTTCGTCTCAGCGAGGCGGTGGGCGGATGAGCGGATGAAGGCCGACCGCATGAACGCCTCGTTCGTCCGGGCGCACTATCAGAGGATCAAGACGTACCGCCGCCAAACCCGGGCCGACGAGAAGCTCTTCCTGCAACGGCGTCAGGAGGAGGCCGAGCGCAAGCGGCTCGCCGATGTCCAGTCGGCACACGCTGAACGCAAGCGCCGGGCCCGTACAGCCTACGACGGGCTCGGTAGGGACGAGAAGGCGCAGGTCGCCGCCGAGGCCGCCCAGACGGCCGGTGTGAGGCCGGAGGACCCGATCAAGGGAAAGGTGTGGGACATGCTGGTCAGGGAGACCGCGTGGTCAATCGTAGCTGCAAAACTGGAGGATTCAGATGGTGAGGACGAAGAGACGTAAGCCACAGCTCTACAACCTTGTGGTGCCCCGCACGAATCGAGTGGGACCGGGGCATCGGTCGCATCTCTCCCCTAAGCGGGGAGTGACGCTGTGTAAGGTCGAGAACAACGTCCCTCGGGGGATGGAGTTGCTGGGGTTCGGGATCGAGCCTTCATCGAACGTAGACGCGCTCGCTGCGCTCGCGTCGCGCCATACCTGCCGCGACCTCTGCGCGAACTGCATCCGCATCGCGAAGGGGGTCTGAAATGGTGACAACGAGACTGCCGGATGACGTGAGGATCGGGCTGTGGTTCGCTGCTGTGATCTTCGCCGTCGCGACGTGGGTGTACGCGTTCCGAACGGCTCAGGAGAACACGGCTCTGCGAAACGAGCTCGCTTCGGTCCAGATGGGGACGACGGTGCTCACCCTGGACACGATCGCGGCGAACGTCCTGATCGGTGGGGGCGAGGCCCAGCTCCTGTTGCCGACCGGCGACACGCTGAAGGTGCGGATCCAATGACCGCGAGCAGCATGACCGTGAAGGAGACGGACCGGATGGCCCGTGGGATCTGGCACCGCGTGTTGGGTGGGCCCCTGGAGGACTGGGAGAGTCGTCCCGACGCGGTGCGCATCTTCTACCGCAAGCTCGCCCGAGCTGCGCACGCCGAGTTTTTGGCGATGAGCGCCCCCGACCAGCAGGAGAGGGAGCGGCTAGACGAGCGGTTGCAACAGATTTACGCAGCCCCGCATGTAAGGGGCCGAGGATTGCGGTTTCTGCTGACTGAGCAGGAGCTAATTGATATTCTCGCCGCCCTCCGCTCCACCCCAGCGGAGCCCGCGGAGGAGTGCCAGCACGAATGGAGCGAAGAAGTCGGTGACGGAGATCATGCGGTTTGTCGTGACTGTAAGGTCCTCCTTGTGTGCAGGCCGACCATGCGCGCCTTTGCCTCGCCCCCACCGCAGCAAGAGTCGGTAGGCTGGCGTGATGGTGGCTGGGATCGGTTCGACGTCGTCGATGGTTGGGTTTACACGCTGCTCCACTATCCAGAAGGTGCGGAAGACTTCGATGTAATGGCGGCGTTTCATCCACGAATGAAGATAGCGACTCGGCGCGAGGTGACGGACGACAATCCAGCCCGTGTGACTGCGCTCGCCCTCATCCGAGCCCCGGAGGTGCAGAGCGATGAGTAGCGCTAACCCAGGGATGCACTGTGACGACACACCTATACGGCCTCCGCGCCCCACCTGCGACGTAGAGGCGGCAGCGGATTACCTCATCACTTTTGCGGCGTCCTGTCGTGGTGAGGTACCCACACGGGAGCAGGCTAAGAAAGTGGTCATTGGTTTGATGGCCCTAGCCGTCCACCCCAGACCCCTCATGCGATCCCCGGAGGTGTCGGAATGAACGCCATCGCCATAGACAACCTGCGCATCTACGGGCGCCGCTTGGTGAAGCTGGCCGACAGCCTTCACATCTCCCGAGAGAACGACCACGTGGCGATGCTTGAGTGGAAGCGCGACCAACTCATGGAAGGCGACGCGGAGTGCGCCACCGCGAGGCTGCTGATCTGGAACCTCTGGCACGAGATCACCCCGCCCGTTCGGGGACTGCTGCCCCCAGGGCCGCCGGAGGACATCCTCACGGAAACCCGCATAGTCAACCCCGCGCGGAGCTGCTGAAATGAACGTCTTCTTCTTCGACCTCGAAACCACCGGCACCAACACCAGCAAGGACCGCATCGTCCAGATGACCGGCGCCATGGTCGACATCGCCTCGATGGGTGGTGACGTCGACATGCGGACCCACCTCTTCAACCCAGGCATCCCGATCCCCGAAGAGGCCACAGCCGTCCACGGGATCACCGACGAGATGGTGGCCGACCAACCCAGCTTCACCGCCCGCTCGAAGGCCCTGGTCGCGTGGATCGGCAACGCCGCGCTCTGCGGGTACAACGTGAGAGGCTTCGATCTCCCGCTCCTGTATCGCCAGCTCGACGAGTCGGGGATCACGCTGGAGATGGAGGGCCGACCCGTCGTCGACCTGATGGAGCTCTATTTCAGGGCGAACCCCCGAAGCCTGTCCGATTGCTTCCGGCAGTACATGAACCGCGAGCTGGAGGGCGCACACGACGCGTCGGTGGACGTTCAGGCGACCATCGACCTCTTCTCGGTGCTCCCGCAGGCCCACGCGGGTGAGGAAGGGCTGTGGCCTGCGCTCGGGACCGACATCGACAATGCCCGCACCGACATCGAGAACCTATCCGCGTTCTGCGATGAAGGCCGCCCGCTCCGACTCACGCCGTGGGACAAGTGGTTCGAGGGTGACCCACCGCGGTTCCGGCAGGGGAAACACAAGGGCGACCTGCTCACCGATCAGCGCGGGTACTGCGACTGGCTGATGCGCAAGAGCGACGACGCCCAGGACCCACGGTTCGTGATGCAACTGGAGATCGCGCTCGGGCAGGCGTCGCAGGGGTCACTGCTGTAGGGCGCCTCGATCGCATGGGCCCGAAACGTCGGGAGGTTTGGCGCCTCTTCCGACGGGCCCGCCACTGGGTGCGCTGCAACTGTGGGTTCACGAAAGGCCACAGCTCGAGGTGCTCGTTCGTGAGAGTGGCCGAGGACGGGAAGCGCCTGCATCTGGAGGGCCTGCTCGATCCAACCGCGATGCCCATGAAATACGGCTCGCCCGAGCTGGGCACGTGGAAGCGACACGACGAAGGGTGGCGCCTCTTCCTACCCACGTCGCTCCCGGGACACACCCTACCTCCCGCCGCACGGAAGACCCAGAGCGAGTTGATGAGCGCAAAGGCCAAACGCGGTTGGGAGCTACGGCGGGAGCGCGAGGCGAGCGCCAAGCGAAGAGAGCAGCGACGGGAGGACGCGGAGGCCGAGAGGGCCCAGGCCCGCCGCGAGCTGTCCACGTTCAACGTGGACCCGGATGATCCGATCTGGCGGGCGACGGGGGGCGCCGATGCGCTGGCGCCCCCCGTCAAGGAGCTACCGCCGGTAGGTCCGGAGCAGGCCGGTGACGAGTAGGTAGATCCCCGCCAGGGCGACGAGCACGCTAACCACGTGGCACGCTCGCCTGCTCCAGACGGTGGAGGATCCCCTTCACGTACGGACCCAGCACCGGACGATGCTGCATGTGGCCCCTGATCCCCTCGATGTTCTCGTTGAGCTTGCCAGGCCACTCCCGCCGCTTCGGTCCCCGTGCCTCGGCGGGCACCTCGTTGTAGAGCACGCCCGCGATGGCCTGCATGGCGCGTGTGTTGTGAGTGTCCGCCCGCCTGAACGAATGGACGAGTTTGTCGTCGAGGACTGCGGCCAAGAAGTCGCCCGGATCCACCCCGCACACCACCCAGAGAGCGATGCCCTCCAGTGTCGCTTCCGGAATCGCGCTGTAGTCGATCAAGATACCCTCCCAATTGCATGAAAAAGACGTAGCAGCTTCGCGTGCCACGGTGGTACTGGTCGCTCCCCACGGAGCCACGCCCTGATCGAGACCGGTGACTTCAGTCCCAGTGCAGGCGCGAGCTTCACGGGGGGGAACTGTTCGAGACGGTTGTACGCCATGCCCAACGCCAGCAGGATGTGCTCCAGCTCTTCCGCGTCCATCTCTTCGGGCATGTCGACCTCGGGCCACTCCTTCGCGTTCTTCAAAAGAGGCTCCCCTGCTCTGGTGATGGTGGTCTCGGTGGCTCGTAGTCGCTGAGATCCTGCCCCGCCTTCAGGCGCAACAGAAACCCATCGGGCCGACCGAGGTTGATGGTCTCTCCCGCGAGGAGCTGAGGCCACCACACGTCGAGCTTGCCGCGCCACTCGACCATGTGGTGCGCTGCGAACTCCTGGGTCTGCACCCACTGGCGTTCGCGACCCTCGCGTGGTGGCTTGCTCCACTCAAAAAGCAGGTTCTTCGTCATCGGCCTCCATGCTGTTGCGCTCCTCGCGGACACGCATCTCGTCTGCGATGGCCTCGACCTCTTCGTCGTCGGCCGTGCTCGGTTCGTGATCGGGACCGTCGCCGTGGGCCTCTTCGTACAGCTCGCACAGCTCGGGCTCTGTCTTGCGGAAGAACACCCACCCCATGCGCTCGTTGCCCTCGGCTAGCTCGATGTAGTGCTTCAACACGTTACCCGCCCGCTCCAGGCGACCAGCCAGCCTGCGTGCATCGTTGATGATGTCCCACGCCCAGTTAACGACCTCGCGTTGTCCCTTCTCGATATCCGCGCGTTCGCTGTCGAGCTGCTTCCACTCGGACAGGGCACGCTTGTGGTCTTGGAGCTGGCCCGCCATGCGCTTGTGTTCGTCGGTGCTCATGTATCGCTTGGTGGACACCGAGACGTGAGACTCGTCCGCGCCCTGCAACGGGTGCGCGGAATTCTTCTCGGTGCTCTCCCAGTGATACTCCGTGTCCCAGCGAGGGAGCGACATGATGAGGCCCGCGACCTGATCGGCGGCCTCTCGGGTCCTGAACTTGAAATCACCCACCTCGTACGATTCAACGTCCCGCTCGACGGTCGGCGCTACCGGCTTCGGTGGCACGTCGATGGTCAGCGAGCGCACACCGCGTCGTGCGCATTCGAGCGCGATGTAGCGGCTCACGTTCTCGTTGGTCCACTGCGCGAGTATCTGGTAGTCAATCGCCTCGATGTCGGTCTCCAGCCCCACGAAAAGAATCGTGGCGCGTGATTCTGCTTCGTCTTGCATGTTCATGTTCGTCTCGGTTGAAGGATGGGGCGCCCCACCAAAGCAGGGCGCCCCGATGAGCTAGAGGAAGACCCCTAGCAACGTCACGAGGACGACAACAGCGATACCCACCCAGCCGTTGCTGCTGTCAGCCTCGAACTGGCTGGCCGGGTCGTCGTGCTTCCCGTCCTGGGAGCAGGTCCATTCCAAGCACCCGTGCGTGCTGCGGATGCTGAACCCGTCGCCCCACCATCGTGAACCACCTGCCATGATGTCCTGCCTTTGTTAGAAGAGAGTGGTTTGGGCCCGCGCTGCCCGCTCTCTTAGGATTGTTCTCGCGGTCTTCTTGAACCGGGTCATCGACATGCACGACGCCATGTAACCGATGCCGTCGTGCTTCTCGGAGATCACCAGCCACCCACCACGTTTGCCGTAGTCGTGCGCGTCGATCTCGTCGCCGTCAGCCGTGCTCCAGATCATGCGCTCACCAGCGAGCACCACCCGATCAGGGGGCACGGCGCCTAGCTTGCGCGCCAGCTCGCGCGCCTCTTCGTCGCCGTCGCCTTCCCCAGCGTAGAACATCCCCAGCTCTACCAATTCAGCTCTATCTCTGGGATGTCCACGACCCGCCCACAACTGCACGCGTAGTGCGACGTGAACGGGCCCACGGCGTCGCCGTGCTCGCTCCCCACCCACCCGAAGTGCTGGCCCGAGGAGTCGCCCTCCATGTCGTACTCATGGTAGGCCCAGCTCACGTCCCGGACGATGCCCCGACAGTCCGGGTCATCGCACGAAAAGACGAGGCCGTGCGAGATGAGGCCGTACGTGACCGGCTGCACCATCAGCGTGGCCATGGGTGGGGCGAGTCTCTTCTCCAGCTTGTCGCGCACGTTGCGCAGCTCGCCTTGGCGCAGGTACCGACCCTGCAAGAACGTACACAGCGCACCCGCTTCGGCTTCGTCGAACTCGATTATGAAACTCATTTTAGCTTCCTCGCCTCCCTGAGCTGCTCGTCGAGAGCCCAGCGTCCGTTGTCGAAGGGGTCGCGGTCCTCCATGACCGCCTCCGCATGTGCTTGGTCGTAGTCCTGCGCACGATCGCGTCGCTTGAAGCGTTCGACCGCCTCGGCTTCGTTCTCTGCAACCGGCCCCGCCATATCGCATTGCTCACAGACGACGGCGTAGCAGTCCCAGACCATCTGGTAGCTCGCCTCCGGTTCGCGAGGGTCAGTCTCGCCAGTCACGCACTCGTAGTAGCCACAGAACGGACACGCGAGCTTGTCGCGCTCGCCCTCTTTGTAGTCGGCCTCAATGTCCCGTTTGATGACTCGCAACAGTGCAAGCGCATCGCTCGTTACCTCGTCGGTGGGTACGTCCTCACGGTCGAGGATCTTCTGGATCCTGTTCGCTAGGTAGATCACGTGTCGAACTCCTCCCCGATGACGAAACCCCATCGGCCTAGTGATATGGCGAGCCCACGAAAACCGACGCGTTGGCTGCGGGGCCGCCATTCAAACTCGATGCCAACCGTCCACTCTCCCGGCTCTCGGTCACCATCCCAGAAGTCGACGAACCCAACCACCAACTGACTCAGGCCACCGCCGCGCAGCTCGCGCACTGGGAACCTCATAGTTTGCCAACCTCCTCGTTGACCAGCTCGGTCGCCGCTGCCTCGATGGTCTCAATGATCTCGTCGCCGCTGAACTCGGTGCCCTTACGCATCGACCTGTAGCTGCGGCAACACAACAGCACCCCGTCGACCAGCGCTCCGTGTAGGTGCTTGCGCAGCGTGCTTTCTAGCTTGGTCCTCTCCGCGTTAGTCATGCAGATCCCTCCTTCGGGTAAACTCCAGGCGGCCCCGTCGGTCGCGTCGTAAGACTATGAACCAGTCGACGATCACGACCACCGCAACGAACGTGATTACGAGCCACATTCGAGAGCCTCGGAACCCCTGAGGATCAGCTCCGATAGTGGGATGCCCTCGCCCTCGCTGATGATGTCGAGCGCAGCGTATTCCGCAGTCTCGCGGTTCTTGATGCGCACAACCTGTTGCCAGTTAGCGGGGCCCTTCTCGGTCATGCCGACGCGAACGCGCCAGCCGAACAGCTCGGCCATGCAGTAGCCTCCTTGTATGGTACAGAAAAACGGTGAGGGGATTTTTCCCCCCACCGAATCTAGCGAAGCATATTGTATGCCGCCAGTCTCTACGGGAACAGGGTGAACGTGGCGTTGGGGGCCGGTGTCACCACGGTGTTCAGGGCGAGGTCAACAACGACTCCGTCCCCCAGTCTGCACGCGCTCGCGGTGCCCGTGGATGAGCTGGTGCGAATGTGCGCCACCGCTCCCGCTCCGTACCTGAACGCGGTGCCTTGGCTCAGGTCTCCCACGCTGGTCGTGGCGGGTGTGCTTGGGTTCTCCTGCATTGCTCGAGCTGCTCCTATGAGGGGCAAGGGAAAGGGCCCGGGTGATCCCCCGGGCCCCACCAACCTATCCGTAGCAGTCATCCAGGCCCAGGTCACAAATGGTGCGGTTGAACGCTAGCCAGATGAGCGCCTGAATGTACCACGGTCCTAGTTCCCACTCATGCATCGCGGCGCACCTCCACGCGCTCGACGGGGTCGCCCCCAGCCCGCTCGATTGCGTCCCACTCCTGGCGCTCGATGGCCTTGGGGTCGGCATCGTATCGGTAGAACTCGTCACGCGCGATGCTGCCACCCTTCCGGTAGTGGCGAACGATCACCCACGGCACCCACGCACCGGCGGCCGTCATGGCGTCACCGGGGGTGCGTAGGCCGGCTCCCACTGGAACGACGCGGAGCGGATCCAGTCAAGCTCGGTCCACTGGGCAGAGCACACCTGCGGAGGGTGGAAATGGTGCTCCGGCCAGTCCGTGAGCCACGCCCATACGCGAGGGTGGTCCTTCTCCTCGATGCCCCAGCGTTCGACAGTGTCGCGGAACGCGTCCACCAGTAGCAAACACTCATCACGCGTCAGCATTCTCGACCTCCTTCACCTCATCGGCTTCTAGTGTGTACGTGACGCCATCCACGACCGCCCGCCCGTCCTTGGCCATCTGACGCGCGACACGCAACGCACGCGTCTTGCCCCACTCACAGAACGGCCCGACCCGCGCAATGCGACCGTCCGCGAACAACACCGAAACGCTGTAGCGTCGTGGGCCATGCGGCGGGCGCTCGCCGCTGCTGAAGATCCACGCCTGATCCTCGGCCCGCAGGTACTGAGTGCCCACCAACCGAGACCGGAAAAAGCGCATCGTGGCAGCGTCGAAATAGTGGCCATCTGGGCGCCTCTTCGCGTACGCCTCTTGAACCGTCCACCCGTCGCGGTAGAGGTGTGAGTTGTAGCAGCTCATACAGAGTCCAGCCTTCCAAACCTTCAGCCCCTCACAGTTTTGACATGTGTCGTTGCTCATGGTGTGCGCTCCTCGTCGTTGTAGCGGTCTGGGTCGTCTTCGGGGGTGGCTGGCACTGCGCCCAGCAGCTCGGCCACGCATTCGGTCAGGTCTACGAACTCGATGCGCCCCACGGTCGCCTTGTGTTCGCGGCCTTCGCTCTCCCACATCACTTCACCTTCCCAGACGTCATGGGCGAGGTCGATGTGGACAGTGAACAGCGCACCGGCTGAGTGCCTGAGGATCAGCGCCAGGACCGGGTGCGGCTCACCTTCGAACCGTCGGCGCTGGCGGTCGGCGCTGTTGCTCCAGATCAGCGTGAACCCCTTCGGGGGCCGACCGTACGCGGTCACCTCTAACTCATCCCAGCTGTGGGGGTGTTCGGCTGTCGCGCCTTCAGCGGCTAGCGCCATCGCCTCCCCATCACGGGCCGACAGCGTGACACACTCGAAGCCCGCCCGAGTCCTGACACGGAACCCACGACCGTGCGCCTCTGTCTGGACCTCGTCGCGGGGGATGTGCAGGTACGGACCGTGTCCTTCGTGGTGGCGGCTCATGGCAGCAACCTCGGCGCCAGGAACGGGCGCGGGTCCACGTCCCGGGCATCGCACTCCGAGCACAGCGCATGGTAGCGCGTCACCCTCACCACCCCAGGCGCACCGCACGCCGCGCACCCAGGCAGCTCGGTCGAGGACCAACCGAAAGGCCCAGTGTTGCGGGCCTGCCTCCACATTTGTGGGGCCTTTGCATCAGACATCCGACAGCTCCCAATCAAGAGTCCAGCAACCAAGCCAATCCCGGCTGCCTGGGAGGGATGCAGTCCCTCCAATCGCTAGAGTCTTGCCAGATCCGTGCCACCATGAACGGGGAGGACCTAGAGGGAAGGGGAGAGGGGGACTATAGGGGGAGAGGGGAAGGGAGAGAGGGGAGGGGCACCTTCGGTGCCCGGTTAGATCCCCCTCTGTAGTCTCCCCACCAGCGACCACGCACAGCGCCCACCGCCAGCGCCACCAGCTCGACACGCACAGCAGGCCCAGCCCGCCAGGGCGACACACCGACAGCGACCTCGTAACAGCATGGCAAGAGGGGAGTTACGCCGCACGCCCGACACGCCACACCAGCCCGCACCGCTCGCCCGCTCGGCTCTGCCCTTGCACCATCCGATGCACCTGACACCCGCCGCGACGCTAGCCCAGCCGAAGAGGCGGACCGGCAGCCCCTCCCCTGTCCCGACCCCAGCGGGAACGCCCGTCATAGGCCAGCCCTTGCGCCCCCAGGTCCCCAGGCCCCAGGTTCCCGGGGCAGTCAGCCGGGGCAGTCGTGCCGCCCAGGGCCAAGCTTCCGGGCCCGCATGGCCACGACCCCCGAGCCCCCACCACGGGGCAGACCCCCCGGGCAGTGGGCGGGGCAGGGGTGGCGCTGGCAGCAGTGGGCAGCGTGTGGTGGCAGCGCAGCAGGGGCGAGGCAGGTGTGCGACAGTGGCAGGCAGGCACCGGCCATCCGACCCCGGGATGGGCCCACCCCCCGCTTCAGTGGACCGCTCCAGAGGGGGCGTAGCCCTCGGGGCAGACCCCCAAGGGACCGCCGGGAAACAAGGGGGGGCCCCCGGAATGGATCGTTCCTCTTGCCCAACGGGGACCCGCGGACTAGCGTTGGACTCCAACCATGCGCAAGGAGCCCGTCGATGACCCAGGACAGAGACCGCGTAGCCGAAGCTGAGGCGCGTCAGAAGGAGCGCCAGCAGGCAGCAAACGTCGCGGCGCTTCGCGCCGATACAGAAGAGATCGAGCGTCGGAAGTTCCGCGACGTGCTCTCGTTCGGGCTGCGCCACACGAAGCGTGGCATGGAGACCTGGGTGCAGTTCCAGTTCGAGACGACCGGCGAGGATGGTTTGCCGGAGACATCGACGACGGTGCGCCGTTCGCTGGACACGCCGACGAAGCGTCTGTTCGACGCGATGAAGGCGGTCGTCGACGCGGCGCAGGACTCTCTGTTCGGACTCGAGACCGGCTACACGTTCCACGAAGCGAAGGTCTCGATGGAGATGGGGATGATGACCGGCGTGTCGGTCTCGGTGACGCTGGGCCCGCTGAAGCATGGCGGGTCGGCGAAGATCAAGGTGCCGGTCTACTCGCGGAAGGGCTTCGAAGCGTGGCGCAAGCTGGAGTGGATGCTGCTGGAGTTCGTCGACGGCAAGCACCGCGTCACGCAGGGGGAGCTGGGCGTATGATGTTCGTGGGGATGACGCAGCAGCTCCGGCTCGAAGAGTCGACCCCTGCGGTCTAGGCTCCAGCTCCAGGAGGTCGAGATGAGCGACCCGTCCCCACCGAAGATCCCGCTCGATCGCACGCTGACCCTGAAGGTGAACCTGACCGTCGGAGTCCCGTTGCGTGACCTGCTGCTGTGCGCTCACCAAGAGCGCGGCGGGGGCACCGGTCGTCGACGGAGGCTGATCCGGCGTCTCGACCAGCACATCCGCAGTGGCGCCGATGGGACCCTGATGCCGAAGATCGAGGAGCACATCGGCTCGATGATCCAGGCGGCGGGTATGTCGGCGCTGATGACCGTTCTCGAACAGGAGTTGGCTGGCGATGCAGGAGATCCAGGGACAGGGGGAGCCGGAACAGGCACCGGGCAAGAAGAAGCGCGTCCGGAGGGCTATGGGCCGGGCGCTGCGTTGGCTTCTGAGGAAGCTGGCTGAAGACCAGTGACCACATCCCTGGTGCTATCGGGTGGTGGCAGCCGTGGCTACTTCGAGTTCGAGGTGGCGCGGCTTTTGTACGAGCGCGGGTGGCGGTTCGACCGGATCTACGGCACCTCCGCAGGCGCGATTGTCGCCGCTCAGGTGGCACTGTTTCACGTGGAACCTTCCGAGATCCCGAAGCAGCGGCGTCTGTGGCAGGGAATCACGTTCGACGACCTGTTCTCGGGCGGTCTGGGCTTCTGGCGAGCGATCCAGATGGTGCGCGGCAAGAAGTTCGGCCTCTACGACACCGATGGGCTGCTCCGGTGGCTGCAAACCGGCATAGATTGGGCGGCCCTGAAGCGTTCTCACGCGCCTGGATGCTACGTTTCGGCCACCATGATGGACGGTCAGGTGCTGTGGCAGCCGAATCTGAAGTACCTGCCGGTCGCTCAGATGCCGCACGCTGTCCTGGCGTCCGGTTCCATCCCAGGATTCGCTGAACCGGCGAAGGAATGGATGCCGAAGGGCTCCTGGGCGTACGATGGCGGCGTCAGGGACATGACTCCGCTCTCCCGGGCCATCTCCGAGAACCCGGATCTTCTGGTGGTGGTGCTCACCGACGACCCGTGGGAGCCGAAAGTCGGCTGGACGAAGCCTCGCAACGTGCTGGACCTGCTGAAAGACGTGGCAGGCCAGATGCACAACGAGGTTTGGCGCTCCGATCTCGCCCAGATGGGTCGCATGAACGAATTGCTCGGTCTCGCGCCACCAACCGGCCGCTGGCACCGCCAGAACAGCCGTCTCCTGAAGCCGAACGTGAAGCATTCATGGCCCGGCGGCATGGATTTCAGCGACAAGGCGAAGCTCGTCTTTGCGCTGGAGGCTGAACGCGTCGTGGACGGCTTCGACTTGACCCCTCCGGCCCGCTGACTTATCGGATAGCTGGCGGGCTACGGCACGGGGCGCTACGGCGTGCAGGTTCCGGCAGGGGCGGGAGCCGGTTATCTATTCAGGGACGGTGCGGCGGTGAGTGTAGGATGTACCGTGAGGTCTCCTTGCGCGTCGGCAGCTCCAGCGTATGCAGTCGCTCGCAGGCCGCACCGTCTCTCCTCCGATGAACCCGGGGGGCTCGCTCGAACCGGGGCTGGCCCCTCTTTTCACAGCGATCTATGAGCGAATTTGGCACCGAAGTCGAAGCGTGGCTCCTGAAGGACGGGCCGCTGCGTTCGGAGCCACAAGACGCGTATCCGGGACGCTGTGCCGGTGAGATCATTCGGAAGAACGGGTCCGAAGCCGCCCCCGGTGACTACTGCCAGCGTGTAGCGGGCTGGGGGACGGATCACACGGGTTACGGTCGCTGCCGACATCACGGTGGTGACCGTTTTGCGAAGGGTCTTCCGCCGTGGGTGGGTGAGATCAGCCCCGAGGAGTACCGGCGGGTCACCGGCGGCCGTGAAAAGCCTAGCGCGGTGACTCACGGCGCGAATCAGCTCACACGCTGGAAGAAGACGTGGCACCAGTGGATCGAGGACTTCTTGCCGGAGGAGGAGGTCGCGGTCTTCAACTCGATCCCGACCGATCCGGTCACCATCATCGACCAAGAGATCAAGTTCAATCGGCTGATGGCGGCGAGGATCCACCGATACCTGAAGGATCAGCGGATGCGCGAGTACATGGACCCCCGCCTGGGTGGCCACGTACGATCGCTCGAGGTCCAGCAGGCAGAGCACCAGTTGGTGAAGATTTCGGGCGCGTTGGCCCGCCTGATGGAAGTACGGGCTCGGTTCTCCGAGCTGGCCAGCAAGGAGCAGGCGGGTGACTACCTGTCTGAAATGATGAACCAGCTCTCCGATCAGGAGTTCAAGGCGCTTTCGGGGAACCCCGGGGCCCTGCTCTCACTGGTCGGCGGCAAACCAGGGGTTAACGAAGCATGACTGACGCGAACGAAGGGATGGAAAAGCCGTGGTCGCAGGAAGAGATGGGAACGGAGCTCGTCGCCGAGGCGATAGGCCAATCACCCGTGCGCATCTCACCCCGTGACTCCCTCATCGCCATCTACCCCGTCGTTCCCGACGAGAAGCGTCCGGTCGACCTGACCGTACTGAAGTACGGCGCGGACCTCCCGGACATGGGTGTCATCGTCGCGGTGGGCTGGCTGGTGAACCAAGAGATCGTGAAGCACGCGGAGGCGTCCCCTGAGCTGGCCGACATGATGATGCGGACCCAGTTCTACGGCGTCGGTGACATCGTGGCCGTGAATCGGTTCTCGGGCATGGACCTCCCGGGCACCAACATGATCTTGGTCGACCGACAGGACCTGCTCACCAAGATGTTCAACTTCCCGGTGCGCCTGCGACAGCAGCAGGAGCGTTGGGACCAAGTCGCACAAGCGGTCGCCGCAGACGAAGCAGCAGCTTCGCAGGGCGCGGTCGCGACACCATCGAAGATCGTACATGCCGGGAGATGAACGAACGCGACGCACTGGCTCGGAAGCTCCAGCTTCTAGAGTGGGAGCGCATCCGTCGCAACCCCGTGTACTGGTTCGAGAACTATGCGTGGTCGGTGGACGAGCACCGGCGCATCGACAACGAGCGCAAGCTGTTTCACGGGAAGCCGTTCATCGACCCTGCGACGATGGAGCCCTGCCGCGAATTGGACGGCAGCGACGACGACTACCTGCTGTACGTGACCGCGATGTGGTGGAACAACGACCTGCTCGCGGTCCCGAAGTCGCGCCAGCTTCGGCTGACGCATCTCATGGTGAACCTGCATGGTTGGCTCGGCATGTGTTGGCCGGGTCAGCGCATCGCGATCCAGTCCAAGAAGGAAGACGACGCGGACGCAACGCTGAAGCGACTGAAGGAGTCGTTCCGCATCATGCACAAGCAACACCCGTGGGTACCGTGGCCGGATCTGCGCTACAAGCACACCCGAATCACGTTCCCGAACGGCTCGATCATGATGGCGGTGCAGCAGGGCGCCGCGGCCGTCAGGCAGTACACGTTCTCAGCGATCTTCTCCGACGAAATGGCGTTCCAGATGGACGCGGACGAGGCGTACACCGCCGCGATTCCGACCATCGAGGGCGGCGGGAAGTACTCCGCGATTTCGACGGCCGAGGTGAGCTTCTTCCAGAAGCTGGTCTACGACAAAACCGATGTCGCCTGAGTCGCGTGTGGTGCGTGTCTTGGAAGACCGCTGGAAAGAGGTACTACCGGAAGGACGCGTCACGAAGCGGATGCTCAAGCGGCTCCGTGCGCGGACGCATTTCAAGCAGATGGTCGAACGGGTGCGAGAGTTTGGTTGCATCACGTTGCCTTCGATTGACCACCACCCGCTGGTATCGAGGAACCCGGACGGAACGTACCGGTCCCTCATGCTGGACGAGCTGGGGGAGGACCCCACGCTCTACGTATGCACCGACTGCGGAGACGAAATCGCGGCTCCGAAACAGAACGGTCGGTGTGAGCCTTGCGCCGTGTGGCGTAAAACAGGAGTGCTAACGAAATGACGCAGACCACCGCAGCCAGTAGGACACCCGTCCGGTACCCGGAGGGTGGATCCAACGGGCGCCTCATGTTCGCACTCATCGACCAGTTCAACGAGCTGCTCGAAGACGTGCATGACGCGACCGGGCTCCTCGACGCCGACGCCGGTGTGACGGACACCGATTACGAAGCGCAGCTCACCGCCGCGCAGATCAACCACTCGGACTACACGCCGACGGAAGCGACACCGACTCCGCGTCGTGGCGCTCTGGTGGAGTTCAAGGTCGGCCACGTGACGGAAGAGGTCGCGACGGCTCTGGCCGAAGAAGTGAACGATGCCATCGACGACATCGCGGCCATCGTCACGAAGATCAACGCCGACGCTGGCATCACGGCGACGAACTTCGACATCGCGGACATCCGCAATTGGCGGCTGATTCAGCGGGCCTCCATCGCTCCTGAGCTGGACGCGATCAATTCGATCCTCATGCTCACCGACCGCGACCACTTCGGTGAGCTGCTCGCTGTAGGCACGCCGAATTCCGGTGTGGCGATGACGGTGCGTCGCTCGACTGACGACGGCCGCACGTGGCATCACCTGGGTGCGCTCCCGGCTTCGGTGACGGATGTAGCGGCCATCGTGCAGACGTGGGACGGCTGGAACCTCTTCATGTTCGGCAACACCGCGTCCGCCGAGGTCGTGTACAAATCCGAGGACTTCGGTCGCACGTGGACCGCTGTCACGACGGACGTGACGCTGGCGTCGAACACGTTCACCGACGCACTGGTGATCCCCGAGACGCGCACCATCCTGGCGTCCGGTGGAGCCGGTGGTGAGGTGCTCCGCTCGACCGACAACGGTCTCACGTGGAGCGAGGTGACGGTCGCCGGTCCCGCCGGGATCAACAGCCTCGGTCGCGAGCGAGCTGGCGGGAAGGTGTTCGCGTGTGGTGACGACGCGATCCTCTACTCGTCTTCGGACGACGGAGCCACGTTCGCGGAGGAGGAGGACTTCAGCGCGGGCAACCCGGACGACTGCGTGAACTTTCTCGAGCTGGCGAATGGCTACTGGGTCGTGACGACCTTGGTCTCCGCTGGCGTCGACGAGGTGCAGGTCTCGCAGGACGCCGGAGCCACGTGGGAGACGCCGGTCGCAGTGACGGGCGCCCAGGACGAGCTGGGCCTCATGGTGCAGGACGACCGGGGCACCATCTACTTCGCTGTCGGAGCCGACATCCAGTACTCCGACGACAACGCGACGACGGTCGAGGCCGCTGCGGTCAACCTCGATCTCCCGGCCAACGACACGGCTGTCAGTGCGATGGCGCTGAACAAGCACGCCGATGCCCTGGTCGGCACCACGAACGCCACAGACTTCGCTGGCATCATCAGCGTCGGTACTCGTGGCAGTCAGAAGGCGGACGTGTACGGCGATGCCGTAGCCGGTGACCTCCCGGTCCTGCTTCCGCAGGAAGGTGCGGGTGGGTACTCGGGTCGGTTGCTCGACTGGGTGCGCGAGCAGTACACGATCCTTCTGGAGCGTTGGCAGGCGTTGGGCGCGATGCTCGACGACGACGGTGACGTGGTCACGACCACGTACGAGGCCGCCTTCGGGAGTCTCGTTCTGTCGGTCGCGCGTTCCGAAGCTGAGAACGTGCTGCACAACGTCGGTCACGGCGGCGGTCAGACACCGTAGTCGTGGAAGCCTTCTCGAAGATCCCGGTGACCGCCCCTCGCGTTGGGGAGCTGATTTCCCCCATGCCCGGCGTGAGGGCGTGGCACAACGCGGGCAACGGGTTCGTTGTCGTGGAGGTGCATTACACCGCCGATCCGGCGAGGCGCGGGGACTGGAAGTACCGCGCCTCGCCCAAGTACGGTGGATTGAAGTCGTGGCGTTGGCGGAAGGAGCAGGAGATCGAGTGGGACGCCAAGGCCGGTAAACTCGTCTTCGAGCAGTACGACCCGGACAGCAACGAGCTGAACCTCGCGTTCGACCCACCAGCTCACTGGCCGCGATGGATCCTGATTGACCCAGGCTGGACGAACCCGACCTCGATGTTGTGGGTGGCCGTCGACGTGGACTCGAAGCCGAATCACTGGGGCTTCCTCCCGGTCCACGTGTATCGCGAGTTCTACCAGCGTCGTCGCTCCGCGAAGGATGTGGCGTGGTACGCGCATGAGCTGTCGTCGGTGACCGACCGCGACGGCAATCAGTACTTGGAGAACGTCGAGTCCATCATCGTCGACCCGGGCGCGAAGCAGGAGCACCAGTCCGCAGCGTCTCCGGAGAAGGTCGACGACTCGGCCGAGACGGTGTTCGAACAGCTGACCGCTCACATCGAGGATCTCGGTTGGGGCATCCCTGTCGTGACGGGGAACAACCACAAGAACGAATCCATCGTCGAGATGATCGTGCGCATCGCCAACTACTGGGTCGACCACAACGGCGTGCCGCTCTACGATTCCGATGACAACTACCGCCCCGCGAGCGAGGAGGAGATCCTCGAAGGCGCGTGGCAGACCGAACCGACCCTGGTCTTCCATCCGACCGTACCCAACACCATCCGCGAGGTGAAGAACTACGCGTGGGGTGAGTGGGCGTCGTCGGAGGTCCGTGGTCGCCGAAACGAGCAGGAGAAGCCCGTCGACAAGGACGATCACAGCGTGACCAACCTCATCCGTTTCGTGAACGAGATGCGTCTGCTACGTGGTGACGTTGGCGATTCGGAGAAGGAAGGGCTGATCGACTTGGAGCAGTTCACGTCGCGCCACACCGTCGGGGTGATGAAGACCGCCGACGAGATCGCCCAGGAGCACCACGCCAACATCGCCGGTCGCTTCCGGCAGAGGGTCACACGATGACGTTCTTCACCAAGCTGCAAGCCATGCAGGCGGCAGCCATCCTTCAGAACCCGCTGAACATGCCTCGCACCGTCACCCCCCAGGACGTGATGGGTCAGGGTCAGGGTGCCGCACCACCGTCGGCCCGTGACAACGAGGGCATGTCTGAGGGCGTGATGAAGGCCGAGCGTACAGCCAAGGAGTCGTCCGATGCCTGAGTTCATGTGGGCGTTCCTCGCCGCGTTCATCGTCGCCGCGAGCGTCGGCTTCATGGTGTTCGCCGGGGCCGTCGTGTTCCTCGGATGGAAGCACCTTCGGATCCGCGAGATCGAGTCGACTTCGTTCGCAGTGAACCCGGGCCCGCGCACCGTGCCGGAGCCCGCTGAAGAAGAGGCCGACCCGACACGGGTGTGGGCGCTCGCTCAGAACCACCAGCAGCGCGTGCTCGACGAGTGGAAGGACGAGATGCGCGAGCAGGGTTGGGATGAGGACCAGATCGACAACCACCTCGCTTCCCGCCCGCTGCTGGAGCTTAACTGATGGCCGACTCTTTGGTGGACGGGCAGCTTCGCCAGTTCGACGAGATGATGCAGTCGGAGACGGGCGCCGGTCCGATGCAAGCGATCGAGGCGTTGGGGACGGGCGAGATGGAGCCGGTCGACCAATTCCTCGCGTCGTCCGGTGCGCTTGGCGAAGACACCAAGGCGGGCATGAGCGCAGCGGGCGCGGCGATGGCGTTGACCGCGCTGGGCGACCTGCTCTCGAACATCCGCACTGACGCGCTCGATGAGCGGTGGGCGCAGGATGAGAACACGCTACTCAACTTCGCGTTCAAGAACGGGCACCACTACGTGGAGGCCGACAAGGGGAGGCGCGGAATCGTAGCCACGCCACTCCCACGCAATCACGTGCGTCGGAAGATCCACAAGTTCGAGCCCTGGTACCGTGCGCAGCATGGCGCTCTGTCCGCGCTCCAGCCGACCGCCTCGGTGAACCCTGCGACGAAGCAGCAGACCGACCGCGACTCTTCGAAGTTCGCGAACGAGGTGTACGAGTGGATGGCTCCGCAGGCGTACAGCTTCCCGCAACGCTCACAGGCCACCATGTGGATGATCCTCGGTGGCGTCTGCACCGCGTACGTCGACGTGGAATGGGAGCCCGATCCGGTCTATCAAGAGCTGACCGGCTTCCAACACAAGCCGAACCTCGTCTTCGAGTACCTGTCGCCGATGGAGATGTGGACCAACAACCGGGCCAGCTCCGTGCGCGACATGCAGTGGATCGGACGTGACCGCTTCCTCTCGCTAGCGCAGGCGAGGGAGCAGTACATGAACATCGAGCAACAGCAGCAGATGGTCCGCGAGTCGGAGGCGACCGACCCGCAGGAGCATGGCTTCTGGACACTGCGTCAGGTGCAGTCGCTTCTCGGTCGCGAGGACCCCTGGGGCCAGGGCAACGCGAACGACTCGGGTTCGAACCGGGCCGCCGAAGAGGAGGAGGTCATCTTCTGCGAGTTCTGGGGTAAGCGCGGCTTCGTGCTCACCGCAGCGTTCTTGGAGGGGTTGGCCGACGTAGAAAACTCGAACCTCACCCTCGAAGTGTTGCAGGACTCGTCCGAGACCGGAGAGGCGTTGGTGCGCTTCCCGAACGGGTTGCGCGTCGTGTTCTCACCCGAGGGCTTCATCTTCGAGATGGCCGACAACCACACGCCGGGCGGCGAGCTGCCGTTCCGCGAGATGAAGCTGTCGCAATCCGCGGGCTACTGGTCACCAGCCTGGGCGACACCGCTCCGCGAGCTGAACCAGATGTTCGATTGGGTCTTCTCGATGCGCGAGGAGGTGCTGCTCCGCACAGCGAGCCCCACGTTCCTCGAACCGAAAGAGGCTCGCATCTCACGACGCGTCACAGCGTCGGGGACCACGATGCGCGTGCGGTATCAGGCCAACCGCTTCGGCGCGAAGCCTGAGTGGGCGAACCCACCGACGCTCGCCGCAGACACCATCGAGTTCATCCGTGAGCTGAACGAGCTGTGGATGGAGATTGGTGGTCGTCGCGAGGTGTCACAGGGGGCCCTGCCCGCCCGCCTGTCGGGTGTCGCGGTCTCGTTGCTTCAGGAGGCCGATGCCGCCCAGCTCGGGTTCGGCGGAAACGAGCTCGAAGAGGCGTACAGCGACATCGTGAAGAAGGGTCTGCTCCTCGTGCAGCGGTACTTCCCGGAAGAGGACCCCCGCCTTGAGCAGCTCGCCGGTGACGCACCGTACCGGATGAACGCGTTCATGCAGGCCGACATCCAAGAGGATCTCGACCTTCAGGTGGTGAAGGGCTCAGGGATGCCGCGCTCGGCCTCGGCGGTCAAACAGCAGGCTCTCGAGCTGTTCCAGGCCGGTGCGCTGATCGACCCGGTGACCCGGATGCCGGATGTGCGGCGTCTGCTCAAGGTCTTCGACCTGGGCACCGACGACGAGCTGTACGGTGAAGAAGAGCTGGACCGTCAGAACGCGATGGAGGAAGAGGATCTGATCCTGTCCCTCGACGACGAGACGGCAGCGATTCTGTTGCAGGAGGCTGTGACGACCGGCGTGCTCATGGAGCCGTTCGGTGTCAGCAGCTACGACAACCACGTTGTACACGAACGTTCGCACCGGATGCGCCTCAAGAAGATCGAGGGCGACCAGCGAATCTCACCCATCGCCAAGAAGCTGTTGGAGATCCACTGGACCATCCAGCTACAAGGCGCGTTGCCAATCCTGGCGATCACTGACCCCGTCGTCGCGGGTCCATTCCTCCAAGCGATGCAGGGCGGCGAGGAAGAGGGCTCAGAAGAGGGCGGTTCCGAAGAGGAGAGCGTGAGTTGACACGGTATCGCAGTGTTCTGGGGTTGATCCCAACGTCGTTGACTGCCAGCTCGCAGGTCTACGCGCAGGGCGCCGCGATCTATGGATCGAAGATCGTGTGTGTCGGCGGCGACGCTGCTGGCGGGACGGTCGAGGTTCTTTCAGGCGGTTCCGGTGGGAACGTCGTGTTCAAGGTCGCGCTCGGCATCGGTGAGACGGTGAGCCGCGATCTCGGTCTGGTGCAGGACGGCATGTACGTGCGCCTGACCGGCACCGACGTGGCGGCCATCGTGGTCGGTCCTCCGGGCGCTCTCGTTGCGGGCGTGACCAGCATGACGCTGAGCGATCCCGTCGCGTCGGCTGGCTCTGGCTCCTTCGACGGTACGTCTGGCTACACCGACTTCTCCGAGGTCAGCACTGGCAGCGGCATCCCGACCGGGTTCACCGAGTACGGTGGCAGCACTCTCTCGTTCGAGGTTCTCGAAGACATCGGGATGCAGGGCGGTCAGTTCCTCCGCATCACGGACGCGGGTGTGTTCGTGGAGTGGGGGCTCGGCGTCGACGCGTTCGGCTCGCAGCAGTACGGCGAGGTGCTCACGCGCCTTCGGCTCCACACGCCCGAGGTAGGGAACAGGTGGCACGCCGGTGCGGGGATGCGCCTGACGGGCGTGACCGACCCGACGTTCGATGCTGTCGGCTCCGTCGTGTACAACCGAGGTGCGACTGACGTTGAAGGTGCGGCGGCCAAGATCGACAACGGAGCCAACGGCCTTGAGCCGGGCGCCGTCGACTGGCAGACCAGCGAGACGCCGTCGTGGTACTGGGTTCGTTGCCGCATCGACGACGGTGGCGGTGGTGAGACCCGCTTCCGCACGAAGTTCTGGAGACACGACGTTACCGAGCCGGTGGCTTGGGACGCGGACTACACGTCCGGTGACGCACCGCCGACGGCCGCAGGTGCTGTTGGGCTCATGTGCATCAACCCCAACGTCGCCCAGTTCGATGTCGACTACATCGGGTACACGACCGATCCGGGCACTGCTCCGCTCTCAGTCCCCGCTGAGGTCGACGCGTTCGCCCAGGTCGCGAGCACGATGCTGGCGAAGTGGGACCCGGACAAAGAGACCTCGTTCGCGGAAGGTGGAGCCGTCGCGACCTACACCGATCAGGAAAACTCGGTCGACCTCACCGCTGTCGGTGGCCAGGAGCCGGAGTACCGGTTCCGTGTGAATAACGGTGGCTCTGTCATTCGCGTTGCCGACCCGGACTTCTTCACTGGCACCGACGCAACCTTCCTCGCTTACGTCACGGCCGCCGATCTCGCGTTCACGTGGGTGGGAGCCGTGAAGATCGACTCGAACGTGCGCGCAATCATGCCGGGGTTCTTCAAGGCAGGGAACACTCAGTATTTCCTCGTCCGAGGGAACGGTGGTACCCAGCACGCGATCCAGGCGCGTGGACTGACCGGCGCCGTCGCGGTCACCGCGAACGTGGTCCCGAGCACCAACATGGCGATCTACTCGGTCCGTTTCGACCAAGCGTTGACCGCATTGCAGCTCCGGCGCGACGGGGTGGACGTGATCGACAGCACCTCGTTCGACCCAGGGCAGATGGACACGCTCGACAAAATCGCCTATGGCCATGCAAGTGCTCACGCGAACGCCTTCGATGGCGACCGTGGCGCTGAAGCCTTCTTCGGTTGGATGTCGGACGCGGATCTCACCGCGCTCGAAACCTCACTCGCCCTCCGATACGGAGTCTAGAAATGCCTACACCACGGCACATCAAGTTCACCCCCCTTGCGGGACAGTACGACTACCGACTGCTGGTTCGGGAGCAGGCCAGCGGCCAGTCCCCCGTCGACCTCTTCGATCAGGTGATCCAGGACCCGCAGGCGCCGGTCGACCAAGTCGTCAACTTCAATCCGCCAGCCAACGGATCCGTCACTGCCTTCTCGACGGTGTTCGTCCGTTCACGTCAGCGGACCGACGGCAAGTTCGTACTGAACGGCGAGCTGGTGGATGGACCCTTCTTCAACGCACCGTCGGAACCGGTGCTCGCGGAAGACCCTCCTCCGGCTCAGGCGCCGACTGACCTTCGTATCGAGCTGACCTGAGCCACCAACTGAAACCAGAGAGGACCAATGTCGAGGCTTTCATCGAACCGTGCGGACCTAGAGGCCCTGCTTCTTCGTGCCCGCGAACCGTCGCTCATTGAGGCGACTGGGCAGCTCTACGCACGCGGTCTGTGCGGTTCGGTGACTGCCCTGACCATCACAGCAGGCGCTGACGCAGCGACTGCAACGCTCCGCGACGGCGGATCCGGCGGCACCATCATCGGTGCGATCAGTGCTCCTGCTGGCGAAAGCCGATGGCAGGAGTTCCCGGCTGGGTTCGTCTTCCGCGATGGCCTCCACGTCACTCTTACCGGCACCGACCCCGACCTCATCTCGGTCGGCGTTGCTGAGTAGACCACACCAACCAGGGGTTACCAAATGTCCGATGGCGATGTGAAGGAAAAGGTCTCGATGTCCGGGCTCGAATCTGAGTTCGGCATAGAGGGAAACACAGACTCAGGTGCGTCCGATGCAGCGCAGGAAGTGGCTGCCGGGGACGCGGCGCCTCTCGATGACATCGAGAGGCTCACCACCGAGGCTGCGGGTGTGCGCGAGGTTCCCACTGAAGCCGATGTGGAAGCCGCGATCACGCGTGAACAGATCCTGGGTGGCCTCGACGACAACCTCGCCATCATGGAAAAGGAAGCGGAGTTGGACGCCGCTGCCGCTGCGAAAGCTGCCGCCGACGCCGATGAAGACGCTGACGAAGACGCGGGGGGCGACGATGCCGAGGAGGAATCGTCCGAAGCGGAGGACGACGCAGCAGAAGAAGAAGGGGATGCTGGCGAGGAAGAAGAGGAAACCGAAACCGAAGGGGCGGAGGGTGATTCCGAGGAGGAAAGCGAGTCGGACGTGACCCCGACCGATGACGCCGAATCCGAGGATGATCCCTTCGCCTCTTGGGTCGACGAACACCTCAGCGAGCCCGAGGACCGCGTCGGCATGGTGAACGCGCTCATGGATGTCGAGCTGCCGTTCACGGCCAACGGTGAGACCGAGCAGGTGACGCTGAAGGAGATCGTCAACCGCGCGGCTGGCTACATGGGCCAGGGCGCCGTCACGCAGGCGCAGCAGAAGGCGTCTTCGGACCGCAAGGCTGCGGAGGCGGCCGTCGCGAAGGCCGAGCAGATCGAGCAGCAGGCGAACGATCAGATGGCGGCCATCGTCGAGGACATCAACGACCCGGACAAGTTCTCGTCGTTCCTCGTCGACAACAGTGACCCCGAGTACCTGAAGGCCCTCGCAGCGAAGCTGAATGCGACGGTCGAACAGATTGAAGAGAACCCCGAAGCCTTCCGCCTGAACCGCAGGCTGGCGGGCATCGAACGACTATTGCAGGGCAACATCGGTGGCGGCTCCGAAAAGGACTCGCCTGCTTCTGAAGAGGAGCAGGGTAGCGAGACACCTTCGGAGACTGCCCCTGGGGGCAAGATCCCGGATGACTTGGGATACATCCGAGGGAAGGGCTACCCCAAAGCGTTCACCACTATCGCGATTCGCGAAGTCGACGCCATCGTGGATGCAGCGCAGGCTGCTGGGTCCAAGGTGACGTACGAAGACGTGGTATCGAAATGGAAGAGTGAAGCGAAAGCCCGACCGTTGAAGGAAGTGGCGTTGGGACTCCTCGGTAGCAGGTCACGCGACCGCGAGAAGCGGACAATCGCGAAGAAGCCGCCCGTGAGGAGAAGGTCCCACAACAAGCGCCCGCCGAGCGGTCAGAAGAAGTCCCAAAGACAACCGGCGACCGACTGGAATTCCATTCCCGATGCAATCGTGAAGGAGCTCACGTCGGGCACCTAGACTCACGGCACTAACTCACGGAGTGTCCACAGATGACAGCAAACACTGTATCCGTGGCGAACCTGCTTCAGAAGAACTATCTGCCTGGGATCGTTCGTCAGTTCAACGACGACTTCCCGAACCTCCGGTTCATTCGGCAGAACACCTCTTCCATCACGGCTGAGGGCGACGAGGCAGTAATCGCCATCCAGACCGGGTTGAACGAAGGCGGTTCGTTCCACGGTGAACAGGCGGACGTGGCCGACAGCGGCTACTCCCGTCTCAGCACGGTCAACGTGCGCCTCAAGCAGATGACGTTCCGTCTGCGAATCAGCCTGAAGCTGATGAGGAAGGCACGGACCAATGCACACGCGTTCGCGCGTGCGCTCCAGCACCACATGACTGCGACGCGCGACGCGGTGACGCTGACTGCGAACCAGTACCTGTGGGGCGATGGTTCCGGTTGCATGGCTCGGGTCGTTTCCGAGACCGTAACCGCGGACAACAAGCTGATCCTGAACCGTTCGTACGGCCTCACCTCGGGCGGCTCTCCGGAGTCGATCATCCGAGAGGGTCAGGTTCTCCACATCCTCGACACGAAGGGCTTCACGTCCGGTGTGTCGGCGGACCGTGGGACCGGGATCGTCAAGAACGTCCTCTTCGACACCGGGACGGACGGACAGATCGAGGTCGAGTTGGAGTCGGGTCACACGTTGGCGAGCGCCACACTGGCGGCAGACGACTACGTGTACCTGCAAAACACGATCGAGGGCTGGACCGATCCCGGCGAGACCGAGGACAACCGCCCCGCGATGGGGATGCTCGGGTTCTACGACTCCACCCTGCGGCCGACGCTGCAAGGGCTGGCGGTCTCGGACGTGGCGAAGTGGGCTCCCGAGGAGCTGACCGCTACGCAGACTTCCGCGATTCAGGATCTGCGCCGTGCGCGGAACCGTGTTGCGAAGCGCGTCCGTCGTGGCCGGGTCGCTTACGCGATCTCGAGCTACGAGACCCACGAACGGTATGCGGCTGCGCTGGACTCGAAGGTTGAGTTCCGCAACGTGAACCGCTTCGATGGCGGCTGGGACTTCGTCAATTTCTTCGGCCGTCCATGGTTCATGGACCA